CTTCCCCGCCGTTTTCACCCATTTCAATAATTTCTGCCATTAATTAGTCTCTCGCTTTATCTTATTGGCTGACCTATTCTTTGCCGCATAAATCGCATCTTGAAGAGAATGATAAGCAGTATATTTTAACCCCGACTTAACCCGTTCTTGAAACCTCCTAACAGCTAGGTCATAATCTTCCGGGAGGGGTTCTCCAAACAATATTCTCTGAATAGCGTCTTTCGACTGCCCTTTTACCAGAAGTGGGATATTTACCCACTCACCAGAGGGGGATTGAACAGTTGTAGAAACTTCTGTAGAAATAGTCTTATTATCTGGGTGTACAATCACACCAAGTTCTCCTTGGTGTGCATCAGAGGGTTTCTGTTGTAGACGGTACAATTTACCCCATTCTGGGTTTTTATTGAAATCATCCTCAGTAGCAAACCTAAATGTGTATTTGTCTGCCAAAACTTATCTCCTATCAATAGCCCGCTATGGAGTCTATCGGATCAAAACTATCCATTACGAACTCGTCCTGATACACTGCCTGCCCAATCTGGTCGATATATGACAGGGCATCAATCAGATCGTCATGTACCATTGGGTTCGGGAAGTCTAAAAGCTGGTTGATTAAGTCTTTGTTCCAAGACTGGCCCTTCTTGAACCAAATCTTACCCTGTTGGAATCGGCCCTGAAGCGCCCAAGTAATACGTTCTGTTTTCTTCTTGCCGCCATGGGTAAGAGGCTCTATACGGGGGTACACACCTAAGCGCCTCATATCGTCCTCTAGGAACGGCATAATCGCGTTCTTGAGAGAACCCTTCTCGATCCCTACCGCAGCTACATGATACTTTTGGGCGGCTCTGATAACTTGTAGCGAAGCTTCTCGGATACCCCACCTACCATGGAGGATGTCATGAACAAACCACCCACCAGGGCCTACCTCAACTACTGCAATCGCAAATTCGTCTAATTTCTTTAGCTGACTCTTGACCCTACCATCGCCTTCTTCATATCCGGCAGGGTCCACAGCCATGTATATAGTCCCATTAACCGGGGAGGACTCTGCAAACTGGAACCACTCTTGTTTGAACTCGCCCTTGCCAGCAGCCTCAAAAGAGGCTTCGTATTCCTGTCGGATGATTTCTTCTGGGGTTCCCGACCGTCTGGCAGACTCTACTTCTGCCTCCATGTCTATGGTTGGGTTATCTGTAGATTTGTAGAGAAAGCTCTGCCATTCGTCGTCAGAGCCATCTCCCTTCAACCACAGGTCGTAGAAGTGATTCTTACCTTCGGGAGTGCCAATAAACAGGGCACGTCCCTTAACATCAGCGAGGGTGGGGCGGATGATCAAGTCCCAAACCTCTGGCTTCATGAAGGCATACTCATCAAGCACCACATCAGAGACACCTACACCTCGGAGGGTATCAGGTCTATCAGAACCTTTCAACTTGATAGTCCGGCCATTGATAAGCCGAATAGTAGCAGTGTTCTCAACCGTATCCTTGATAACATCCTTGCCCATGTCCTTGAGCAAGTTCCAGATAATGTCCTTGGCCTGATTGAACGTGGGGGCTACATACCAAACTTCCTTGTCGGTAATGTCCCTCCCCTCTTCGTCTGTGTTCTTCAGGCCAGCAATCAGGAGAACTACTGCCGCTAGGTAGGTCTTACCAAAACGTCTACCGGCTGCTACTACTTTGAATCTTTTCTTTGATTTGAATACTTCAAGTTGTCTTTCGTGAAGGCTGAAGTTTAGGTTTATCATTTACCTTTCATCTTGTCGTATACGAATCTAGCCCTGTTCTTACCGTTTTGGTAGGGGTAGCTGAGAAGCCCTACGATAATCCCCACCTCATACGCCAATCGGTAGACAGGGACCATTGGATAATAAAAAACAATCTTTCTCCAATTAGGCATTTTCGATCCACCCCGCCCAACCACCGCTTATAGTGGCACCTTTGTCCGCAGAAACTTGCATCGCTAGGATGTCTCCGGCAGGGACAGGAAATACCTCGAACAAAGTAACGGCTTGGGAGGAGTCCTGTACGGAGATACTGGCATGCGGAAAAAGGAGTCCTGTATCACTGAATGATTGACCTGTAATAGCTGTACTAGACATTCGGATTGTGGATGAGGTCGCTGCCGTACCCGATGCCGAACCACCCCATATGGCGTGCACAAAACCCACCTTCCCCCGGGGGATCATCCGTGCAGAGGAGGAACAACGCCTCCTACCTGCCTGGATGTAGGAGTATGTCACTCCACCATTCGTAACACTGATATTACCCTCTGCTGCCCTACCACTACCGAAAGTAACCATGTGGATACATTGGACAAACCTGATATCCGTTGCCACAGTAAGGACGGGGGTAGTTCCGTTCATGGTGACAAGCTCTACCTGCTCGTCTAGATTCCCATCCAGGTAATGAATATCAAGAGTTCTAATGCCCGTTCCGGCAGCCGTATCATTCGCTGAGGAACTGGAAACAGACATTTGTACGCCTGCTGCGGCGGGTACAGGAACATCGGTGGTGCCGGGTATCGGCCAGATTAAGGCATTTGATACTGCCCCTCCGGTAGTCAATTCCCCATACGCATTTAGTAATGAAGCCCCCGGAACATTACCCCTAGCCACCTCGACCATATAGGTAATGATGTCATGTTTGAACTCCGGGTGGGAGAATTTACTCACCGGGGATTCATCCGGCCACGGTTTTCTTCGGCCTGGGTCTTAGCCTTCATCAGATAAAAATACTTCGTATCCTCATCCGCACTGGTCCAATTCTGCTGACGCTCGTCCATCAAGAGGATAGCTGCGGGGGATTTGTAATAACGAACCTCATTAGCACTCATCGGCTCACGGGTACGCTCTTTGTTGTTTTCGTATTCAGGCATTATTTCTTCACCTTTCCGTTCTTCTTCTTGGACTTAGGCTTAACCACACCTTTAATCTTACCTTTATTCTCGGTAGCGTAGAACACCTGATCCCCCTTGTCTTTCCCGTACTCTTTGACCATGGCGGCCTTGATTTTCTTACCCTTCTCTGTCAATGGCATATTATCCCCCCTTAAATCACTCTATGATTTCCGCATCTTGGATATTATCTGAATCTAGGGTAATACTCTTACCTTCAACCTTACCCACGGAAATATTAATCTGGATCCCCTTAGACCGTCCAAGGTCTTCTAGATCAATAGCCTTGGCAGTGGGGAGGATTCTATCGAGGATTAGCTTAGCAGCCTGCATATCCCCGTCCTTAGCCTTTGCTACCACTGCCTCAAAGACCTTCTTCCCTTCCTTCTGGAGGAGGTTTTCAAACCCTTGCTGCATGGCCTCCTTGAAGATGGTCGTCTTATTCTTGACACCCTTGGGCCTACCGTTAAGGTTACAGCCCCTATTATCCTTCTTCTCCGGTAGGTTATCTGTCATATTTCCCTACTCCTATTCCGCAATACGCTGCGGTAGGTAGTTATATCAATAATATCAATAGGTTAGTAAATACTAACTTATATTTGCTTTCCCTTTATTTTTAGAATCCTATTCTGTGGTGTGGTGGGGTTATGATCCAATTCCATCAACCTCTCCTTAGCCCTCCCCCCCCTATGTTGTTTTTATGCCACACCCCAGGTCTTTCTGTAGGTCTTTGTTGTTTTCTTACCACATTTGTTGTTTTCTTACCACAGTAGTACATGAGAATAATTCTCAATTAGATTTACACTGAGATATACCCTAGAGATATAAGGGGAAGAGGCAGTGAGGGACCACATTAACTACGTTATGGCCGCATTAACCACACTATGACCACATTGGCGAGCATTACCACATTAGATTACAGTAATCGAGGGCTATTATTACTGGCCCCATCACTCTATTACTTATCATTGTTTACTTTTCTCTAGGCAATAGGCTAACCCCGCCCTTACCTAGTTTGATAGGTAAGAGATGTTATTAGCCGCTTGATCCTGGGGGCCTTGTTAGGCTCGTGCCATTAGATCAGTGGGGCGATCCCTAGGAATTATCCGCTACAGTGTTAACTCGCTGGTTGTTACCCAGCGTCAAACTGAGGTTCTGCTACGGTTTA